CGGTCCAGGTCCGCTACTACAAACTCGAGATCGATGACGAGGAAATCTACGAAGCCGACCCGTTCGACTTCAAGGTCCGCGGCGTGTCGCAGAACGCGAAGGTTCGCCGGGCACTCCTGATCGATTGATCGCAAAGGCCCGCCACTGAGCGGGCCTTCTTAATTCCATGTTCGAGGAGATCACATGTCTACCAAGACGATCACCCTTTCCGCTCCGATTGAAGCCAACGGCCAGCAGATCACCGCACTGACGTTCCGCGAGGCCACCGTCGGCGACCTTATGGCCGGCTCAAATTTCAAGGACGAGATGTCACAGACGATCGCGGTTCTAGCCTCGATATCCGGTGTCAGCGTTCCGACCTTCAAACAAATCAGGGCCCGCGACCTCAAGCGGATCATGTCCGAAGTCGGCGACCTCCTGGGAAACGGGGCGGAGACGACTGGGGATTAATCCTCGGCGTCATCGCCACCGTGCTCCATGAGCCTCCACACATCACCACGACCTGGTCGCCAGAATTGGCGACCTACTGGTTCGACGTGGCCGTCAAGACGCGAAAGCTCTTGAACGGGCAACCCGACGAGGACGCATAAATGGCCTCACTTTCCAGCGTCCTGAAGCTTACCGTTCTTGACGGCGTCACCGGCCCGATGCGTCGCATCGGTGGCGTGCTGTCTGGCTTTAACCGCCAGCAGACTGCCGCCATGGCGCCGCTGCGCGGTATCGGCGGCCAACTGCTGGCCTTCGGCGGCGCATATCTCGGTGTCACCAAGGGCATAAGCTCTACGGCCGGCGCTGCGATCAAGTTCGAAGAAGCCTTCGCCGACGTCCGCAAGGTTCTTGACGCGAACGACGAGCAGATGGAGAACGTCCGTCGCTCGATCCTGTCCATGTCGCGGGAACTGCCCATTGCGGCCGAGGGCATTGCGGCGATCTACGCCGCCGCCGGTCAGTCGAACATCCCGCTTGCCGAGCTCAATCAGTTCGCCGAAATGGTGGCCAAGGTTTCGGTCGCATGGGATACGACGGAAGCGGACACCGGCCAGGCTCTCGCCGAGATCAAGAACCAGCTTCACCTCACGGTGAAAGACGTCGGCCTCTTCGCGGACAGCCTCAACCATCTTTCGAACAATACGGCCGCGAAAGCGCCGAAACTGCTCGAATACACCAAGCGCGTTGCCGCTACCGGTGAGATGTTCGGCTTTTCCGCGCAGGAAACGCTGGCGTTCGGCGGCGCTATGATCGCGGCTGGCGGCGAGTCCGAAGTGGCGGCGACGTCGTTCCGAAATATGGGCCGCGCCCTGACGATCGGCACGCGCGCGACCAAATCGCACAACATCGCGTTCAACAGGCTTGGCCTTGATTCCGTCAAGACAGCCAAGAACATGCAAAAGAACGCGCTCAAGACGACGCTGGACGTCATCGGGCGCATTCAAAAGCTGCCCGAATGGGAGCGCATCTCCATAGCGTCGGCGCTGTTTGGCGACGAAGCCCGCGCCCTCATGCCGCTGATCAACAACTCCACCGAGTTGCGCAGGCAGCTCGGAATGGTTGGCGATGAGGCAAACTATGCCGGATCCGCCTTCAAGGAATACATGGTTCGCGCTGATACGGTGGGCAACGCACTCGCCATCCTGCGCAATAAGATTGCTGATACCTTCCGAGGCATTGGCGACGACATGCTTCCGGGTATCAAGGAGGCGGCGCTCGAGTTCGGCCGCATCCTCGACACGCTTGGCTCTCGTGCTTCTGTCTTTGACGAAATCAAATACGCACTGAAGGGCTTCACACAGGGTCTCGGATACGACGGCGGCATCAAGGAAGTCATCCGTGACCTCGGCGACCTTCTCTTCGGCAAAGAAGACCCCAGCGGCGCGGCTGACCGGTTGGGCGGGGTGTTTGCGAAGTTTGAGGGGTATGGAAAGTCAGTCCGTGAACTTTCGGACGCAATTCGCGAGAATCCGATTGCTCAGTTTCTGGGTGACCTGGCCGGTCCGGGCCTAAAGCTAGCACTGGCGGCTGGCGGCATTGCCCTGGCCGCTAGCGCGATATCGAAGCTGGCCCGCGCAATCTTGTTCCTGACCGGGATCACTACGGCGATCGGCATCCTGAAAACGATAGGAAAAGTTGGTGGTATCCTAACGGGGGTCGGAGGTGCCGCCGCCACTACTGCGGCAGGCGCAGGCACTGGAGCGGCAGCCGGCGGCATAGGTGCTGCGCTTGCTGCGGCGGGTCGTGGGATTGGTGGTTTTCTTAAGCGCAATCCATGGGTGCTGGCAGGGCTAGCGGGCTATAAAGCTCTCGATGCCGTTCCGCACGACGCCATGGCCAGCGCGACGAAAGATGACCCTGATCTCCAAGCTCGGCTTATGGCCGAGCGTAATCGGTTTGGCGGCGTTGCTTTTGAGGGCGGACGCCATCGGGCGGGCCTCGGTGCAGGGCCGCAGCCCGGCGAAGAGACGATACCTCGCGCACCCGCGGGTGCAACGGTGGGCACGGGCACCATCCTTCCTTCGAAGGTGGGGTTGTTGCTGAGCGCTCTTAGCTCCCTGCCTTCCCAGTACCAACAGGACAGGCCGGTCACGCTGGACAGCGGCACGATCAACCAGATAGTGAACCCGCGGGGGATCCAGGATGTTCGCGTTACGAACAAACAGCCTCCTGAAATAAAGATCAGCAACGTGTTCAACATCACCGAAGCGAGCAGCGGCAAGGGCGTGGCCGCGGAGGTGATGGCTGACCTCGGCGGGGCCGTAAAGAATGCCATGGAAGCGGTCGATACGGACTAGTGGTTGACCTTCCCCCTGTTCGTTGCACTATGTGACGAACAGGGGGAGGGGATTCCATGAAGCACGCTAAAACGCTGCTCGTTGCATTTTGCCTGGCCGTTCCGGCTACGCCCACATTTGCCGCCAGCGCCTCTTATGAAGTTGCCGCAAGAGGCTGCGGGAGTCGCGGTGGGCCTGGCTGGCGCGTCAATTCGACGGGACAATGCGCCAGCAAGAAAAACTTTCGTAAGGCTTGTGGCAGCCCGCCATCCACAAAAAAGTGCACCAAAGAAGCATGATTCGAGCGCTCGCGGTTTTGCTGCTTTTAGCTACCCCGTCGCTCGCGCAAACGATCGAAGGTCGAGCCAGCGTCATCGACGGCGACACGATCGAGATCAATGGCGAGCGCATTCGCTTTAACGGTATCGACGCGCCGGAAAGCTGGCAGCGCTGCAAGGACGGAAATGACAAAGAATACCGCTGTGGCAAGGAGGCGGCCTTTGCCCTCGATGACTGGCTTGCCGTATCAAGGCCAACTCGCTGCGAGTTTGTTGAGCGTGACCGCTACAAGAGGTTCGTAGGGATTTGCTTTCGTGCCGATGGTCGTGAGGTAAATCGCTGGCTGGTTGAGAGCGGCAACGCGGTGGATTGGCCGCGCTATAGCGGCGGGCTTTATGCAGATGCGCAGGAGGAGGCGCGCCGCGAGGGTAGGGGCATCTGGCGCGGCACGTTTGAGCAGCCTTGTGCGGCGAGGGCGAAGCGCGCTAAGCGGAAGGCTAGTTGTTGAGAGGCGACTTATCGACGTCCCAGTTCCTCAGCAGCTATATTGCCCCTGCACCCAGATGACTTGCCGCTTACCACGAGTATGTCGTGCGTGACGAATCCCATGTCGGTCACGATCGCTTTTGTGCCGCCGTCGACCATACAGGCCACAAGTGCTCCGACCATAGCCGGGTTTGTCTTGTGCACCCCCGCCCGTATGAGCGATAGCGCCTCATCGTGGGCTTCTTTTGATTTCCATACGATCACTTGACCCGATCCGCCGAGCGGCTCGAGCCTGTATTCGTTAGCAAGCGCATGAGTGGTCGACGCGGCAAGCAATACCGCAATCGAAATTGATGTGCGCATTTCGTCCCCCAGGTTGTTCCCCACTCAATCTAAGGACGAAACATCCAGCAAAGCAATAGGAATCTTGCTCCGTCATTTTTGATGGGCCGCATTCGCCACAACGGCAGGAGCCCCCCCCATGTCCGGACCAACCCCTATGATGCTAGGGGCCTTTGCCTTTGAAGGCATGGGCTTCGGCTTCGACGGCCTTCAGCGCCGCGTGCAAACGCCGTGGGCAGATATCGCCGTCGCACAGACACTTAACCAGCAACAGTGGACGGGCCCGACCTCGGAAGAGGTGACGATTAACGGTGTTCTGTTTCCCGAAGAGTTCGGAGGGCAGGGTTCGCTGGACGGGATCATCGCCGCTGCCAATGCCGGAGCCCCCCTCATGCTCGTTTCTGGCAGCGAGGCTGCGGGCGTGATCCACGGAATGTTCACGGTGCAATCGATCTCAGAAGACAGAAGTTTTATCACAGGCTACGGTTCGGCGCGAAAAAACGCCTACTCGATCGTGCTGAAGCGGTACTCGGGCGACGCTGCCGGGGTCTCGCTGTTCAAGCCGATTTTCGATCTTTTCGGGTGACGCCATGCCTGCAACCTACATCACGAAGCAGGGCCAGACGGTCGACCTCGCCTGCCTCGACCACTACGGCCGCACCGCAGAGGTGACGGAGGCCGTCCTTGACGCTAACCCAGGCCTTGCGGCACGCGGCCCTGTCCTGCCCATGGGCACCACCATCGTGATGCCCGACATTGCCAAGAAGACGACGGCGGCCAAGCTCGTCAGTCTCTGGGATTAACTCCCACCAGGCAGCCCTGCATCACGGGAGCACCCAATGCACCCCCAAGTCCAGATTTCAGTCGACGGCAACCCGGTTGCCGGCGGCTTCTACGAGCGCCTTGTTTCCATATCCGTGACGGACAAGGAGGGGCTGGCTTCCGACACGTTCCAGATGGAACTCAACGACGGTCCGCCGCAGTTTCTCGCCTTGCCGCGCAAGGGCGCCATCGTTGATATCCGCATCGGGTACGGCGCGGCGCGCAGCCTCGGCACCTACGTGGTCGATAAGGTCAGCGCCAAGTGCTTGCCATACTCGCTTTCGATCTCCGGCAAGGCTCGCAATATGCGCGACAGTAAGGCGAAAGAGCGCAAGGAACGGCACTGGGACAAGAAGAAGGTCAAGGACATCGTTGGCGACCTTGCGGGCGATATGGGCCTGTCGGCTTCCGTCGATAGCGAAATCGGCGAGCACGAATACGAGTGGTTCGGTCAGCAAGACGAAACCCCGATCCACGTCCTGCGCCGTCTGGCCGAGCGCCATAACGGCCTCTTCAAGGTAAAGGACGGCAAGCTCGTCTTCTCGAAGCGCGGCTCCGGCAATGCGGCGTCTGGTTCATTTATGGGCTCGGTCGTCGTGACGCCGCCGCGGATCATACAGGGCACTTGCTCTTTCGAAGCGAACGACCGGACCAAGTACAAGAAAGTCGTCTCGTACTACGAAGACAAGGACAAGGCCAAGCGCATCGAGGTCGAAGCGGACAGCGACGCCGACGGCGACAGCGTCTACCGCATCGCCGAGCCTTACGCCGACGCGGCGGAGGCCGACAAGGCCGCGCAGTCCAAGGCCAAGGACCTGAAGCGCGGCGAGGGCGCGGCGTCCGTCACCGTCATCGGTGACACGGCGATCGTTGCCGGCGCACCGCTGCTCTTTGAGGGTGTACGCCCCGGCCTGGATGGCGCGCCGTACATTATCGACACCGCGACGCACACCTACAACAAAAAGGACGGCTATCGCACGGCGATCGGCGCCAAGCTCTACGACGGCAAGTCCGGTGGCGGCAAGAAGGGCGGCAGTACGGATGGCGCGGCCAATGACAACAGCCCTGACGGCAAGGTCGCTGACAATGCCCCCGACGGCACGCCCGCGACGCCGAATGAGTGGACTACGAACCGCCGCTATGGGCGGACGGATGAGAATTAGCGGTTAGCGCTCTAGCGTGGCTCGCCGTCCGTCGTCCTAGGACCGCGGACACAAATCCCAAAAGGAAAATATCATGGACCGCAGCAAGCTTTACGCTTCGCTGCGCACGTCGCTGTTCAAAGGCGGCGTGTCGCAGACTCAGGTAAACGGCATCGAGGGCATCCTCGACGCGTTCGCCACCCACGGCGACGGAAAGCCCGACACACTGGCCTATGCGTTGGCAACGGCCTACCACGAGACCGGCACGCGCATGGTTCCGGTGCGCGAAGGTTTTGCCTCTACCGACGCAGCCGCCCGTACCGCAGTCAATAAGCTGGCAGCAAAGCGCGGGCCGAGCAGCGCCGTTGCTAAGTATGCCAAGCCGACGGGCCCCTATAATCATGTCTACTATGGCCGCGGGCAGGTGCAGCTTACGTGGATGAACAACTACGAGAAGTCCAGCAAGGACGCGGGCGTCGATCTCGTCAAGGACCCCGACAAGATGCTCGATCCCGTCGTCTCGGCGCGCGTCCTGATCAAGGGGCTGCTTGATGGCCGCTGGAACGGAAAAGGCAAGGGCCTCCGCTTCTATCTCGACAAGGGCGACGTTCGCGAGGCGCGCCGGACTGTGAACGTGCTCGACAAGGCCGACCTTATCGCGGGCTATCACGCGAAGTTCCTGGCGGCCGTCAACGCTGCTGGCGGCGTGCCCGCCAAGGCGGCAACTCCACAGCCCACCGCCACCGCGCCAGCACACGCCACACCGACCGGCTGGGCCGCGCTGCTATCCATCCTTCTGGCCATCTTCAAGGGGGGCAAGAAATGACCGCTGTCATCGCACGCATTCTCCTACGCTACGCCGCCGCCGCGCTTGTAACGGCCGGTCTTCTGGATTCAGATATCGCACTCCAGATCGGCGCGGACCCCGACCTGCTTGCGCTGCTTGGTGCCGGCCTCGGCATCGGTGTCGAAATGGCATATGCCGCCGCTAAGCGTCTAGGCTGGGCAACGTGATTCTGCAGTGGATCCTGAAATGGGTGGGTGGCGATCTCGCCTCCGCCCTGACCCGCGCTTACGAGCTTAAACTACGGGCCGCCAACGACGCTGACCGCATCAAGGCCGATGTTTCCATCAAGGCCATCGAAGCCCAGATGGAGGCGCAGGCAGCCAGCGCGGCCGTCGTGCGCGAAGGCATGCAGCACAAGGCGTTCTGGGTGCCCTGGCTCATCGCGGCCGTGCCGACATCGATGTGGTATGGGTGGGGCATGCTCGACAGCCTCATTTACGCCGGCACTGTGCTGCCCGACGTTGCGGCGCTCCCGCCGCAACTCAAGGAATACGCGGACATCGTGTTCGCGAACATCTTCTATGTGGGTGGTGGTGTTGCCGGTGCCCAGTTGATCGCCAAGGCGATAGGGGGCAGGAAGTGACAGCAGAACTATGGGCGCAACTTGTCGGCGGGATTGGCTTTTTCGTCATGCTGTTTGGCGCCATCTTCGGCGTCTGGAAGTATCTGGACGGGAAGCTGACTACGGCTCGCAAGGAGACGGCCGCGGTGGAGCGCGATCTGGCTGCTCATCGCATCCACACGGCGGAAATTTACGTCACCAAGGCTGGCCTTTCCGAGCAGACATCCCAGATCATGAAGGCCCTCGATTCCGTCGGTGCGAAGATTGACCGTACCAACGAACGGCTGGACAATCTGATGCAGCCGAAAACGCGCTCGACGCGTGCATGACCTAGCCCCGCTTGCCCTAACCGGCGAGCGGGGCTTTTTTGCGTTTCAGGCTCGCAGCCTACGCCGGAACATAGCATGCACAAAAGTTTCAGGTCTTTTGGGGAAATCGCTCGTTATCCACACCCGCCCCATGGGAAGGTGTTGCATTTTAGGATAACTTGATGGGTGCGTAGAGATTCGCAACGAAGCCGGCCAAGGGGTGGCGACCCCGAAGCCAGCTTCGCAACTTAAATGACCTGAAATGAACATTGTTCCGTGTGCAGGTCACTGATTGACGGAGTTCTTGAAGACTCTCCCTCTGCATTGGGAGTCTACCAGAGGTCCTTTTCTCGGACAAGCACGGAGCGAGTACCCTGCTGTCAGAAAGGACATGCGCATGACCTCGAAGTACACAGAAATCATCGAACTACTCCACCGCCAAATCGTGTGGAGCAAGGCCACGCCGATTCCCGGACGAGACCCTGCGGTTTGGCGCATAGACACGTATGGTTTGGTGCTTCGCTTCGCCGACTACGGCGATCGAGACTCAGCGTTCGGGTGGGAGATCGACCACGCCACGCCACGCGCGCTCGGCGGGTCGGACGAATACTCCAATCTCCGACCGCTGCACCACCGCATGAACTCCAAACTGGGAGGCATGGTTGGTGGCCTTCTAAGCCTCGGCGCGAAAGCATCGAAGAGTGAGGTCCCAGCAGGGCTGACGGGGCTGTTGGCTCGGCATTACGAACCTCCTCGGAACACTCCGCCCACGCAGTTGTCCGGGCTTTTGGGTTTGGGCGCTGATTTGACTCATAAGCGGGCTCCTGGCGGGCTGTTTGGCCTCGGCGCCGACCGCGACTAACATTGACGGGGCAGGGCGTTCGTCGCCTTGCCCCGCCGCCTCGATCGACACCAATAATCTGGACACTCCGCTTTTGTCCCACTGAGCGTCGCCGGATCCATCGGATTGCCGGCCGTGATATCGATGCCGCGCCGGTGACGCATCACGGTCGTTCATAGCGGGGCCTCCACCACAGACGCCGGATAGAGTTGATCCCGGAGGAAGTCCGCGTCGGCCAGCAATTCGCGCACAGCGGCCCGTGCCATAGCAGGCGCACAGCACGGGGCCAGTCACGTGCTTGAGGCAAGTAGCGCTAACGCGTCGGTGGATGCTTTTCAAGCCATGCGTTAGTACCTTTGCGAACGTTATTGTAAGAGCTGTTGTGAGTGACCTCGAGCACCCAGATACTGTCATCATCGTCAATGAATTGCGCCAAGTGTTTTCGCAGCTCTGTTGCAGTGTTGTTGACGGAGACGAGCCAGACCGAGAGAAGCGTCCTGTGGCCGCCCAGTCGCTCCAGTTCATCGTATAGCTTCTGGTAGTTCTTGTCCCTATTCAGGTCATACGTCAGCAAGTATGAAGTCATAGCACGTCCTTTCCGTTGCAAGATAAACGTGTGACTTCCTCTCAGAAGTTGCAAGGGGGTGGGTCGTCAATTTCTGGCCCTCACCTGAGATCACCCGCGCCCATAGCGATGGTTGCAATCCGCAATCGCTCCTCGATGGCGTCCCATCCGCGGGGGGGCGTCAAGGAGGGGCGCTCTTAAAGCCGCCGCTTCCCACCATGCCAGTCATTGACGCGCGCCATCTCTTCGTGGCCGCCGTCCGTCACGGTCCAGGTTCGGTCGCCTTGAGCGTCCTTGCGCCCTTCCTTGACGGCGCCTTTCGCGGCCAATTCCTGCAGCGTGAAATCCGTGGCTCCTGGTATTTCGGCGCTGGTCCGCACGTCGGGATGCTCCACCATATAGCGGAGCGCGCCAAGGCAGCGGGTGTTCAGCCCCAGCTGCGGTTTGCGTTCGTTTCGCTTCTCGCGCGCTGAACGCCAAGCATCTGGATTTTCTTTCGGAGGTTCGAGCGACTGGAGCACGTAGGCCCGGTCGACACCCATGTGCAAATTGTACCATTTCCTCACCAATGGCACCGGCCGCCCTCCATGAAGAACATCGATGCGAGGGAAGCCGTGCCGCTCCAGAGGCGGTATGACCGACTTCACGTACATCGAGGCACGCTCCTTGCCGACAACGGCAATGGCGATCTCGCGGTCAGTGGCGAAGAGCGGGAGTTTGGACAAGGGGTCGGTCATTTGCCTTCCCATCGAGCCATCGCCTGGGCCGCCAGTTCTCGTTGGCCGCCAAGGTAGTGCGTGTGCAGAATTGCGTCGATATCCTTCGGCGAATGCCCCGTGATTGCACCGATCTCCGCAATAGAGCAGCCGGCGAGCGCAAGGCGTGTTACCGCCGTGCCCCGTAAGTCATGGAATGTCAGTCCCTTTATGCCCGCTGTTGCGCAAGCTTTCCGCCAACTGGTATTGAATCCAGCCTCCGTCCACGGCCGTCCTCTTGAGTTGCACAGAATCTGAGGAGCGCGCCGAGTCACGTTCTCCAGTGCATCTCGGACCGCGCTCGAGGCTGGTATAGTGACCCGCCGGCCCGTCTTGCTTTGTTTTATGCGGAAGCTGGCGCCGTCATAAGCTGCCCAGGTCAGGGCCAAGAGATCGCCCTTGCGTTGGCCAGTCCAGAAAGCCAGGAGAAGGGCTAGACGAAGCTCAGGACCGGCAACGGCATTGAAAGCCGCGATATCGGCGTCTGTCCAAATGCTCTCTCGCCGATCGGCCCGATAGAGCCGGCCACCGCGTTCTGCAATATTGCGGGAAAGCATCCCGCGGTCCTTTCCGAAGGAGAGAACGCGCGAAAGGACGCTCCAGGCGAAGTCCGCCTTTCGCGGGGTGTCGGCCATGGTATCGCGCCAGGACTTAAATCGTCCGCGAGTTTGCATGGTCTCCAGCTCGCCGAACGTCAGCGCACCGAATTCGTCGCGGATTATGTCCAGATAGCCCGTGTAATGGCGCCTTGTCTGAGCCCGTTTAGATCGGAACTCCGACGAACGGAGATAGGTCGTGATCAGACCGTGAAGCGTTTCTTGGCTCGGGTTGCGCCGAAGATCGTGGGCGACGTCAAACGCCGCATGCAGGCCGACGTCATCCGGCTGCATCGGCTCGCCCTTCTTGTTCTTTAAAAGCGGCCCTTTTCGCCACGCGTAGCAGTAGTAGATGGTCTTGCCGCTGGCTAAGGTCTTTTTGACCTTGGAGAGGCCTTTGAGTGGTAGCACCATGGGCAACTGCTCCAGATCAGAGGCTTGCCGCCGGCACGGATGCCGACCGCGTTCTTAGGTCTCCTCTCTGTGGTGATGCGGGTGGTGAGGCCGCAGTGAAAAAGGGTAGGGCGGGCGGAGAGAGGCGTCAAGTGCGGATAAAAAAGCCGGCCAATTGGCCGGCTTTACTGATTCCAGAGACGGAAATGTCAGGCAGCCTTCTTGGCGGCCGTCGTTTTGTTGATCGCCGTCACGGCGAGGTTCGTCAGCTTGTTGTTCGTCGCCTTCTCCTGGTCGAGAATCTCGCTTAGGAGCTTGTGCGCCTCGTCGTGGCCGAGATCCTTCGCCCATTCACGAAGCGAGCCATAGCGCGCGATCTCGTAGTGCTCGACAGCCTGACAAGCTGCGAGAAGGCCGGCATCAAGAGCGGTTCCCTCAGCCTCTTCCATGAGGCCGTCGGCTTCTTTGATCAGGCCCTCAATGGCATCGCACTTCTCGCCGGAAGCCTTCTTGCCGATCGATTTGAAGACCTGTTCCAGCTTTTTGATCTGGTCCTTGGTCTCCGCAAGGTGCTCTTCGGCCGCCTTCTTCAACTCGGCGTTCTTCGCTGCCTTGGCGACCTTCGGTAGCGCCTTGGTGATCGCGTTCTCCGCATAGTAAACGTCCTGCAGCGTGTGCTCGAAAATATCAGCCAGATTTTTCATGATGATCTCCTCGGTGTCGAATGGCGGGGAGATAATGCGCATTGCTGGCCATAGTTCCGTTAAGGCTGTCGGTCCCTGAGGCGCGCGCCAGGGCCGTTGCCGTTCTGGTCGATGAAGATGACGCCGGCGGACTCAAAGCATCTTCGCAGAACATCCAGCGTAGCGTGCTGCGGCGCTGATTTCCCACTTTCGAAGTTCCGAATTGTTGCATTGCCGATTTTTGAATGATCGGCAAGCTGCTGTTGTGACCAGTCTAATAGCGCTCTGGCTGCGCGGCATTGTGAGGGTGTCAACATATCAAAGAAATACCACGTTGCACAAAAATAGATAGGGCTAGCGATTTTCGCTTGATTTAGCGAAAACCATCGTTTATCGCTATGTATATCGAAAATCGCTAGCCTGCAACGAGGTGACCGGAAATGATACAGCACAAGGTTAACGAGTTACGAATGAAGGCCGCCGCGAGCCTGGACCTTTACCCGCTCTTCAAGGTGAATGCAGCTGGTGCCCGTGAGACTGACCGCCAGTTTCGCGAAGTGGAACGGGATATCCACTACGCCACACTCGACGCGATCGGCGAGGCCGCGAGCAAAGTTGAGCCTCGCGACATTGAGAATGTGCTCATGCGGATGGGATACGCCACATACCTGTTGGACCGGGTATACGATTATGCTCACCGCGGAATCGAGATCGACGGAGTAATCGGCGAGATCGACAAGTTGATTTCCAGTTCGGCTCGCGCCCTCGTTCACATTCATGGCGTCGACGTAGGAGAGACGGTGCTTGACTTCCATCTCCCTAAGTTGAGGGCGCGGTCATGAAGCCAGTGTTTCAGGATGGCTTCTTAGGTCTTGAGTGCGTCGGCATGGATGTGCGGGAAGTAATGAAGGTCGCGAACCTCATGGCCATCGCAGCCCAATATGCTGATCAGATGGATAACAGGGCACTGCCGGGGATTCAGTCTGCCGCAGAAATGATTGCCGAACGGCCGGACGGGATTCACGAACGAATCGACGCTCTAGTGAACGAGTGGCAGTCGGAGCGCCGGCCGGGAGGAAAGCAATGATCACCGAAGACCTTCTCGGCCAGATCGTCCATGACCTCAAGATGCGCAGTGAAATCTGCTGCACGCTTTCCAGCATGGTCGGACGCAACCTCGAAGCTATGAAGAAGCGTGAAAAGCTTTCTCATCCCACAGTCGTGCAGGAGCTAGATTTCGATCAGCTTCACCATCAGGTCTATCAGATATTGGCGACCGTTCGAGAACTGGTCGGCGAGATCGAGGAAGCCTCGTAACCCTTCCGCCCATGTACCGGCGCGGGTCTTCTACCCCGTGAGCCGTAACTGGATCATGCACGTTCGAATCGTGTCATGGGCTCCACCATTACCGCGCCCCATCACTCAGTCGAGCGCGACCTTTTTTTCGTAGTTACCACGGGCCAGCGCGATACCACGTCGCCTACACCAGACGCGCGCTGGCCGACCATTCCACGATGTAGTATCGTTGCTTCGTGCGCGGCCACCGTCGGGTCGAAAACCATTGCCGCAGCGCCGCGCATAGAACCGCTCGCCCCTCCCACGAGGCGGGCGGTTTTTCATGCGCCATTCATGCGCCACGGAATCCCCGTCACCTATGGGTAAACCCTGAAAAACCGGGAAAATCTGGTAATACAGAATGGCGCATGAAACCGTTAGGCTTCTGCGACAAAATCCAAAATTATGTAGGATTTTCAAGGACTTCGGTGGTGAGCGCGCAGGGATTCGAACCCTGGACCTACTGATTAAAAGTCAGTTGCTCTACCGGCTGAGCTACGCGCTCCCAGGCGGTGCGAAGGCGCCCCGCGGAAGTGCGCGGAACATATGC